ATCTTTTATTGGTGTTCGTGTTTTAACGGTAGCTTCTTTCCCTAAAATATCAACGAGTTTATCAGCAATAAATCTATCAGAAGTTGTTACGATAATTGAATCACTACAATAAGAACCATCGCCTATTAAACAACCGTAAAAATAGGCTCTGCCAGTATCAGACCTGTTAAGTGCCGTAAATTGCAATGGCGCGTTAACTGGAACAATAAACCGTCTTCCTTTGCTAATCTCAGTAATCAACCAATTAGTATCCCTAACCCTTGCTCTTGTAATGTAATTAGTATTCCATCCTCTAGGTGTCAGATTCTCCTCAATTCGATTAATCCCGTTACTAGACTTCCTGCGGCTATTACGGCGAGATTCCCAAAAAGACCATAAATGATCGCCACAGCATTCTGTACTTGTACCGTCTTCAAAAGAAACCCGATAAAATTGCTTGAATCCCTGTTCGTGAATTTGGATGATTTCTTGATACTGACCATCAGGATTCATAATCTTATCCCCGACTTTAAGATCAGAGAAGTCGATCCATTGACCGCTCCATCCCAAGACCTTTGAATCTTTCATTTGTGATTCATTAAAACTACTATTATATGATAATAGTCTTTTTCCTAAAAGCGCATCCGCCATAGAAAGCATTTTATCTCGAATCGCTTTTCCTGTCTTGGATGCACGCCCTGCTTTTCCACTTCCTGCGCCTCCGCCATAGAAGATTACATCAGCGTCAATTTCCCCAAATAAAGCTTGTTTTCCCTCTTGTAATTGAGGAAAAACAATTTCTTCTTTGGTATTAATAAGTTTATATTTTTCGGTCGCTGTTTTTATCTTTGAGAGATTTTTTAATGATAATTTACTCGCTTTCATCGTCATCGCTTATTTTAGTGGGAACCATTACATCATCATCAAATTCTGCACTATCACGAATAATCGAGGTCAGTCCGTCATCGAGTTTCTCTATGCCAGAATGTCCTATAAGTTTTCCGTCAGGGTCAATAACAGCTAATCCGTGCTTTTGAACAATATTAATTGCGTACTCGATGGTGTCAAAACTTAAAACTTTTTCAAAGGTATCAGTCAACGTTTTAGCCATAGTCACTGCGTCTCTATGATTCCAATTTCCGTTAGGTTCAATTGTTATGGCAATCGGTCGGCCCGATTCATCTACAGAATCTATCCGACGGCGAGAAATCGGATAATTAGTCATCTGTTCAATCTTTTCGAGGTTTTTTAGAGTAATCTTTAGAGTCTTCTCTCGGATTTCTCGTAAAATGCTATCAGTGTAAGCTTGTTGCTCTTGAATTTTTAAAAGCCAATAGGCTTTTGCTCTTTCTTCCCACCGATAATTTTTGTGTGCTAACTGCCAGTCATCGGGGACAGTTTTAGCTCGTTTAAATTTAGTTTTTTCTATTTGTTCCCCAGAAGCTTCCCCACAGTTACTGTAAGCTCGGTTTAAAGTGCGATAGCCTGATGGAATAGGAAGGTAAAAAATCTGAAATCTTTCAAACCAATCAGGGGTTTCTAGTTCTTGCTGTTCCCAGATAGGATATTTGGTAAACTCGATTACCTCTTCATGAATAGAGTATGTACGCTTTCTGCCTCGATTAGTGACAACCATTGGTTATTATAGTAGTAGAGTTACTTAATCTTACATCAATCATGACAGATAAATTAGAAATTGAGTATCGACGGCTTTGCGACCTAAAACAACTAAAGGGTAATTCCAAAAAACACGCCACTGAAAACACCATAGCTTCAATATTGGAGTTGGGATTTAAAGACCCAATTGGCTACGATCCGAGCTTAAACGGCGGAAAAGGGGGGATTACTGAGGGTCATGATCGGTGTGCCGCACTATTAGCAATTAAAAAGCGCAAAATAGATCGACCTAGAGGTATAGATATTGACAATGATGGGGAGTGGATGGTTCCTATTTTAGTAGGAGTTCACGCTAAAAACGAGGCTCAAGCTATAAAATACTCGATTATTCACAACCATTCTACGATTCACGGGGCGGGGCTTGACCTTGCCACGGAATTAAAGCTTTTTGATACTGACTTACTAATTAGCCAAGCTGAATACCTTGATGAAGAGGGAGAGAATTTAGGAGTAATCGGCGATTTAAATTCAATCCTAGAAGCTTTAAATACTTCAGATAATTTAGATAATTCTGATAATTTTGAATCGAATATAACAGATAATTTTTCGGGAAAAAACAAAGAAATTGACATCGAGGGTATGGATGGGCAAATGATAATTAAATTAAGTTATACAGAAAATGAATACTGGCAAGTAAAAGAACAATTAAGTAAAATAGCATCGACACCCGAACAAGCAGTATGGAAGCTTTTAGGTAATGACTAAACATAAATTTGCATATAAGTGGAATTTGTCAGATGGATACCCAGCACCCGGAATTGAAAAACATGGGTTAAAAGTATTTGGTACTTTTATCTGTGGCGGTGGTTCGACTATGGGTTACAAGTTAGCAGGTTTTGACCATTTAGGAGGTGTTGAAATAGACTCGCAGGTAGCTGATGTATATAAAGTTAACCACAATCCTAAATATTTATTTATTGAAGATATAAGAGATTTTGCTGATCGTACAAACTTTCCTAATGAACTTTATAACCTAGATATTTTAGACGGCTCACCTCCCTGCTCTTCATTTAGCATGGCAGGAAATAGAGAAAAAGACTGGGGGAAAGAAAAAGTATTTAGGGAAGGTCAGGCTAAACAGCGACTTGATGACCTTTTCTTTGATTACATACGATTAGCAAAAAAACTACAGCCAAAGGTCGTTATCGCTGAAAATGTTAAAGGAATTATTCAAGGTAATGCCAAAGCGTATGTAAAGCGAATAAAAGATGAATTTGAAAAAGCAGGATATAAAGTACAGTTATTCCTCTTGAACGCCGCAAGCATGGGAGTGCCTCAAAAACGTGAGCGAGTATTTTTTATTTGCCAAAGGAATGATTTAAACTTTAAAAATCTAGAGTTAAGTTTTGATGAAAAATCAATTATTTATAGTGAATTTAAGTCAAAAAAATTAGGAAAAGAATTAACCAATGAAACAAAAGCTGTATGGGATAAAAGAATAAAAACAGATCAAGATTTAGCGAGTATTCACGAAAGAATTGGAAATAAAAGAAAAAGATTTCAAGCTAGATTTATTCACGATAACCAGATTTCTCCTACTACAGTAGCGAGTGGAGATTCTGTCCCAATAAGATTTGATCATCCAAATAGAATAACAATGGATGAAGTTAAAATGATTGGTAGCTATCCGCTTGATTACAACTTTAAAAATATTAAACCAAATTATTTAATAGGAATGAGTGTGCCTCCTGTAATGACCGCACAGATAGCGCATCAGATTTATTTACAGTGGTTTACAGAATAATCAGCACAAAAGTATCCACAGTGACACTTGATAAACTGTCACACTTTGCCAACTATCTGAAAATTATCATGATATATTTAAAATATAAGCACTAAACCAAGTGCATCCATTAATTAGAGCCTCCATAAGCTACTGGGCGGATCAGTAACCGATTTGAAATAGTAGTCGGCTGGTGAGACTGGTTAATGAGTCGTTCTAAGCTTGCTGGTGTAATTCCAGTAACCGATTTGAAATAGTAGTCGGCTGACGCACGCACTTGGTCTAGTGCTTATTACTTTAAATAGATTCTTAGTTATTCTAGTGACAGTAAATCACTGGAATAACTGCTTTAGATGTCCCCAAGCATTGTGACAGTTTATCAAGTGCCACACTTCGCCAACACTTATCAAGAGGATTGATCTACATTAGAAATGTAAGCAAAACACACATCGCAGATCATGAATAACCTACAATCTAAACTGGCTCGACTAAACGCTCAACTAGCGATTACTAGAGGACGGCAAAACCAGCGTAAACTAATTGAAAAAATCTTAAAAGTAGAAGCCGCTATCGAAGCAATCGGGAAAAATACTATCGTAAGCTTTAAAAGATTGCCTAAAACTCGCACTCTTATTTTAGAAACTCCTCGCCGCGCTTGGAGAGCATGGGTAGCGAAAATCTCACCCGAAAAAGATATTAAGCACGGTGGATTCATCAAGAAGTTTATCGAGCCTGTAAGTCGAAAATTTGAAGGTAAAAAAGGCGAAACATCTGCAACTTTTGAGATTCCTATCGATTTAAACGTTATTTATCAAGATAGCGATGGAGATTACTGGGTATTTGAAAATGTCAAAGGGAAAATTCAAAGCATCTCCTATCAAGAAGTATGCTATCGTTTTTCTCAGCGTGTCAGTGCCTAAAGTGGCACAGCAAAACACCTATTTTCAAGAATTAAGTGATTTACTTAAGGTAGTTGCACAAAGAACTCCTAATAGGAATTGAAACTATGAACTATAATCGTAGTTGTGTGCGCTTTATCTAATAATCCCTATTAGGGATACCCCGAAGCTTAAGTAGGGGAGGGAATCATCAAGAAGAAAATGACTAACTCCAAAAAGATAATGACTGCTCAAGAATTTGCTGATTATATTAATTCCCGGACTACTACTTCTGAATTTTTAACTGCCGCAGAAGTAAACCATTACAGAAGATCATATTATCGTCCAAACGACTTACTAACTAAGGCTTTTGCTGAAGAAATTATTCAGCAATGGAATAGTGAATATTTTGAGAAAGACGGCGATCCTTATGGAATTTTAGGATGCAACACTAGATAGGTTAAATTGGTTGTCAGTTATCAGTTGTCTTGATTATTTGCTTAATCCCTATTAGGGATGCCCCGAAGCTTAAGTAGGGGAAAATTTGAAAAAATGAAAGCTCTGCTACTCGATCTTGATGGCACGATCCGCCGGCCTACTAGCGGAAAATTCATCGAAGATCCAAATGATCAGGAACCAATCGAAGGGGCGATAAAAGCTATGGAAATTTACCATCAAGAGGGATGGACGATGATAGGAATCACCAATCAGGGCGGAGTAGCCGCCGGCTATAAATCCTTAAAAAGCGCAATCGAAGAACAGCAAAAAACTTTAGAAATATTTCCCCTACTTTCTTATATCTATTTTTGCCCTGATTTCGAGGGGAATTTGTGCTATGGCGTAAGCCGAGAAAATATAGATTTAATCCATGAAATCCGCAAAGAATTTTTAGGCCAATTTAGAAAGCCTAATTGTGGCATGATTTCCGCATCTTTAAAATCCTTCGCCAAAGAACCTACTGATATTTTAATGGTAGGAGATCGAGAAGAAGATAAATTAGCGGCAAAAAATGCGGGAATCAACTTTTTAGACGCTCATATTTGGAGTGTATATTCCCTTGATTTAACAAAGAATACCAGATGATTGATGTTTTCAAAAATTAAGATTAGAAAAACAAAAGTAATAACACCTAGACAAGCCTACATCTATCTGGTGTGGGCAAAAAACAATAATCTTGACCCAGTGCCTGTTACTTCCCGGCATCGGAACTATCGCTTTAGAGTGGCATCAACTACAGCAGAATTAGGAATAGGTAAAGAACGAGTCAGACAAGTTCTGGCTAAAGTCCTTGAACTGCTATCAAAAGGAACCCAAATTGAGGAGGCAACCGACCTAATACTACAAGAGTACAAAAAATTTAATTAATCAAAACCCGTCAATCAATTGACGGGTTTTTAGTTAATACACTGCTAACAGATTGTTAGCAATATTAACAGTAAAAAGTATTGATATATATACGTTTTATTAGTTTGTTGCTACTATTAATAGGTTTCCCGATTCTCGTTTTTTTGTGTCCAGATTCCCCAATATAGAAAATTCTATATTGGGGAATAATTGATTATTTAATGTAGTACAATATCAATATGCCCTCGTTGACGCGAGGGACTAACCAAGTCAACCTACTGTAGAGGCTAACATGGCTGATCTAATTTTACAACGTTTTGATCACGACGGCATCGAGCTAATTATCGACACTCAGACCGGTGAAAGCTTTGCCTCAATCAAAGGATATGCTCGTATGTCCGGGAAAAGCCACAACGCTATCACTATGCGATTAAACCGGCTACCTAAAGAAGATAGCAAGGGGGTAACTTCTGAATCTCCAAATCACCCTCAAATTCAAACAGGGAGCGGGTTACAAGGGGGTAACACAATGGGGTTAGGATTAGGATTGCTAAAACAGGCTCAAATTCAAACAGAGGGCGGGTTGCAAGGGGTTTATCTAATCCCAGAAGACCTAATCTGTAAGTGGTTGCCAAAGGATAATCCTGAGTTAGCCTCTCAAGTGCTTAAGTTAGGAGTCCGATTATTCCTTCACACATTAGCTGGTTTTCGCGTCAAGAGCGAGGCAATTAAAGAGGTAAGGCAACTTGAGAGCCAAATCGTCAAACTAAGCGAAGAGAAGCAAATACTAGAGGAGTTGATCAAAACTCAAAAGACTATGATCGCTGACTTTAGCAGTAAAAACTCGATGCTTGACTATAAGCGGCTAGTGATCGAAGAATTACACGCTGAAAAAGAGCGCGATATAGCTAAATTCAACCTACTCGAAACCGAACGAGAAAAAGCACGGGGATGGCGAGGCGGTCGAATGCTCATGAGAAACGATAAAAAACGGTAAAAATACCTAAACCCATATAAACCCCTATGGACTCATAGGGGTTTATAGTTTGTTGGTTTGTAAATAGATTGTAGATAAGGCGATCAACAATAAAAAGCATTGATATATATAGGTTTCAGACTTTGTTAGTATTGTTACTCTATTTCCCCGTGTCAGGATTTTTTATTCTTTTCTTATTGTCCAGTTCGTTTATTTCTCCCTATCTTTTCTCTCTCCTGTATAGAGTGTTGACAAGATAAACAAACCTCGAAATCTATACTCTGCAAGGATTTCGATTGTTAATAACCTTATCTACAATCTATCTACAGACTAACAGACTTATTGCTGACTTTGGTTTTTTCTTTCTATTGCTAAACTTAGTTATCTCTCGCAGTCTTTTTATTGTCCAGCCTGGTATATTTTCTTATCTTTTCTTTTTCCCTATAAACCATTGACAACGTTAACAAAGCCTAAAACCTTTACTCCGCAAAGGTTTTGATTGTCGATCACTTTATTAACAATCTATCTACAATGGTAACGAGTAAATATACTTAGTACATCTGCTCAGAAATAATTCTCCCATATACTTGACTTTATTGGGGGAACGATCTACTATAGAAAAGTAACCAAAACACACAACGACGACATGAACACTTTACAAACTAAATTGGCTCGACTGGAATCTCAACTTAAGATTACAAAAGGCAATCGTGCCAAAGCTAAGATTGTTATAGAAATTCTAAAAGTAGAATCAGCTATTGAGCAATTTAATCTAGAGCAAAAAGAAATTACCCTAACATGGGAACAACAAAGATCATTAAACGCACTGACAGGAGGACAATTTATTTTTCAATTATTAACAGAAGAATCTAAAAAACAGTTATTAGAGATTGTTAGCGAATTAGAAGACTTAGAACGTGAAGAATATCGAGATAAGTGTACTGGGAAGGGACTCTGGAAAAGACCTAGCGAAGCTTCTATAAAAAGATCGGAGAAAAGATCGAATAAATACAGACTTTTAAGAGAAAGAGTTAGTAAATTAGAATTAATTCAAGAGAAACCAGCAGAAATCAAAAATATAACTGTTAAAATCCCTGTTAGTGTTTCTACCCTTAAAAAACACTGCAAAGTACCATCTCCTGAACGGACAGACAAAGAAATTATTGACGGATGGAAGTATTCTTTAGCTGCCCAATCAATGCAAAGAGACTTTAGAACACAAAAAGATATTCAATGGGGGGATCGCTATCTCCTTCTACAGGTAGTTTACTGGGTTGATCAATACCAACAAGAAATGGATAAAAGGGGATTAACAGAAAAATACTGTCTATGGATCGAGAAAAAACAAGCATTTAAAGACGAGTTTTATCGAAAACCAGAAAAGACAATTAATAAATCTAAGGATACTCAAGTCAATATAACCGAAACTCAAGCAATTGAACCCAGAACTAAACAATTAGAATTAAATCTTTTTGGTGAGATGCCATGCGTAAATAGGTTTCAAGAAGTAATCGATAACACAAAATTTACCAAACAGACCGTATCTATTCTAAACAGAGAAGGTAAAACTAGAGAAGTAAAAGGAGAAGCTTTGGGCGATTATCTGATTTCTGCGGGAGGAAATGACGCTTACTGCATTTATCACATCCCAACAGGATTAGAAATAATGTCTAGTGTAGGATTTAAAACTAAAAACCCAGTTAAGTATGAAAATCTAAGCGAAAAAGAAGCGGCTAGGTTAGCTGTCAAAAAGTTAGTTGCCGCTAACATTGACATTCCAGGTTCTTACTTAGAATGGAATAAGTCTAGCGCAATTGAAAAAGCAAAAATAGGACAAAACATCATAGATGCTTTTGATGACAAGATTAAGGCTAAAGCTTCATGAGTACACTTATCGCTTAGTCAGCAATAAAAAACACTTAGCTTAGTTAAGCGTTTTTATTAGTACATCTGCTCAGAAAAGATTCTCCCAATCTATTGACATTACTGGGAGAACGATCCACAATAGAAAGTAACCAAAACACGGAAAAGTAACAATCATGAACACAAAAACTGGATTTAAAAAGTTTAAAGCCAACAGAATTCGTATTTACGAAGATGGTTACATCGGTCCCCACGGATGGTACTGGAGAAGTCACACAATTGCTAGTTTTATAGCAAAAGCTATTCAGACAAAACACAGTCATAATATGACTGACGTTCTAAATTACACCACTATCTATGTCTCAGAGCTAGTTAAGGTTCCTGCGGGGGGTTTAGCTCGCGGATGTCATGACACACTCTACAGCGTGACGGCTTTAGTTGATTTGTCCCTAGAGTTGCCGACGGAAAAAGAGATATACGCCGCTTATAAACCCTTAATCAGCGGCGTAGAGGCTATAAAAGGCGGTTATCACTTTTATAGCATTTGGTAATAACCAACTAAGTCAAAACGGGGATAATTTCCCGTTTCATATTAACACTAGCATTAACGAAGATTATGAACATATACAAAAGATTGGGCGCAAAAACGGTATCGTTGGCTAATATGTGGAACGCAAAACCTCCGTTTATCGGGGAAGACGGTAATCCCTGTAAAGAAACTATAAAATGGGCATTAAGCAAACAAGGTTTTGTCGATACAGATAATATTAAGTTTGATTCTTACTGTTATTTAAAAGATAATAGTGCTGTCGTTCCTGCTACGGCTACTAGAAATGAAGAAACGATCTACTTGCATCCTAGTCTTAGCAGTATCTTAGGGGAGTTTTACGCTGAATGTTGTCAGGTCGATGGTCAAGAAATTATTATCGGACCATATCAATCACATCAAATAGAAAAAGCTTTTGATGATTGCATAGAAAAAACGCAAAATGTACTCAAGTACATCAAAAGTAAGTGTATTTATACCAAAGGTGCTAATCTTGATGAAAGATTTACTTTTTTACATGATAATGGCTGGTATTGCGATGGCATAAAAGTTGTTTTTTTGCCTGTTAATTTTAATTGTCTTCCAGCAATTAAAGGATTTTTCTATTTACCTCAAGAGTGATTTGCAACCTTATGATCTTAATCGTATCTCTTAAGTCAGAAGATTTTAAAATTTTAAAATCTTCTATTCAAAAAATCGACAATATCGACACTAACTTAAATCTTGTTAAATTACAAGATTACTCTGTATCAGGCGTAGCTTTGATAAAAGTAGCTTTAATCTGCGATAAACCTCCTGAAATAATCGCAAAAAAAGGAATCAACTTTTCTACAGAAGCAGTTATCCCTGAAACTAAATACTGCGTTGCCTGCTTAGTTTTGGGTAAATTTACGGCACTTAATGCCCGAAACAATTCTGGATACTGCTTGGAACACCGAGAACTCGATCCTAAACGAAAACAGGATCAACACCAACGTTATAAACAAAGACGTAGTACAAATGCTCAAAAATAATTCTCCCATATACTTGACTTTATTGGGAGAATGATCTAATATAGAAATGTAAGCAAAACACACAGAGGTAACAAAACATGGCTAACGATAAATGGTTTAACGAACTGTTCTCTGATTTCACCGTAGGCGAGCTTGCTGAAGAAATTGAGTCCCGCATGGAATCAATTATGGATTATTCTTTTGGTGACATTTTTCATTCAGAAATATCGGTTAATCGCTTAGGTGATTTATTAGTAGCGACAATTGATGGGATTGAATACCATGTTCCGTCACTCTTGGATGCTTTATGCAATTATACCAATGAAGATTTTGCCAACGGCGGCTACTTTGACCTTTCTGATTACCTTCGAGATTGCGAATATATTCTAGAAGCTAGTGACAGTAACATTCCAGAAAATTCTACAAAACAAGATAGCCAAGTCGTTAGCAAAGAATCGGAATATGACGACGATTACAGTAAGTTAAAAAGACGGCTGTATGAATTGTCTTGGGGTGAACTCCGCAAGTTATGCAAATTTTACAGCTTAAGTGCTAAAGGTGACGCAATTGATATTCGCCGACGCATCTATGATGCTGGCATTACACCTCAAAAAGTAGATGAGTTTTATTACTCATATTAGTACAAGTGTTCAAAAACAATTCTCCCATATACTTGACTTTATTGGGAGAATTTTGTAAGATAAGACTAGGCAAACAAACACAAGAGGACAAAAAAATGGCTTCAAATATCGAACTTTACGAAAGAGATACGCTTATTAAGCGCATTGAAGACAATTTTAATCAGATTAGTCAAAAATACTTTGAGGGAAGCTACGGAATAGTAAGCGTTATTGATAACAGCGATGATAACAGCGATTATGTTACAGTCAGAGGACATGGTTTATTTGTTGGGGACTATGATACTCAAAAGCTTTTTGATGTTTTAGAGAATTATAGTCAAAAAAAGTACGAGCTTTCCTGTTACGAGGTTTGGGATCATTTAGATGATTGTAAATACACCCCACAAGAGGACAAAAAAATGACTTCAAATATCGAACTTTACGAAAAAGCCACAATTATCAGGCTTTTCCAAAGCACCCTCAATCAAATTAACCAAAAGTGTTTCGGAGAAACATTGTCAGTCACTGATAACGGTGATTATGTTACGGTCAAAACGCAAGGGTTATTTGTTGCAAATTATGACATCCAAAAGCTTTGGGACGCACTAGAAAACTATAATCAAGATGACTGTGTTGAATTTGATAATTTGTGGGATTCTCTTGATAATTGTAAATACACCCTTCCAGAAAATCAGGAAACTGAAAATGAGTTAAAATCCGATGATGAGTTATCTTTCTCTGAAAAACGACAAGTTGCGCTTGTTGATCAGTTATTAAGTGAACCTGTAATTTTGGAAAAGAATCAGGAATTAACTAATTTAGTTCAAAAATTAGAATGGGAAAATCTTGAATTGACTCAATCTGTTCAAGAGATGCACAATCTCAGACAGCGTGAGAATAAAGAAGGATCTGAGATTATTAACCAGTTGACGGCTCGTATCCATGAATTAAAACAGGGCAAAGAGTACAATGAAGCATGGATTGAAAACTTAAAGCAACAAGTTCACGACCTAGAATCTACAGTTTATCTACTGCAAAGAGAAACAAAACAAATAACAGTTCTAAACGAATCTGTTACTCAGCTGCATGCTCGTATTTATCAACTTGAACAGGAGAATAAGCAACTAAAAAGCAATCAATTGGAAGCCGAACCAAAACCTAAATCAGATAAAAAACTGACGGCTAAAAAATCTAAGTTTAAACTGCCAGAAAACTTTGCTGACTACCAACAAGAGTGCGACGACTTAATTGACGCATTGTCTTGCTTTTACAATATCAAAAAAGGTAAATGGGGAAAAGACATTCTCCAGTTTATTCTTACTCCCAACGATACCGAAAAAACAAAGCATCCATATCCTGACAAGTGGAAAGCAGGGCTATATTTGCATGGACAGTGGACAGTCGATAAAGTCAATCTATCCGACCCTGATGAATGGGAAGACTGGTTCATGAATGTCAATGACTTTGCTGACGCTAACGACATAGAGATTAGTTAGTTCCTAGTTATCAGTTATCAGTAGTACAAACGTTCAGAAATAATTCTCCCAATCTATTGACATTTCTGGGAGAACGATCCACAATAGAAAGTAACCAAAACACACGAGGTACTAAGTCATGTCTAGCGATAAACAACCAATCGAAACAACACAAATTCCTAAAATTAAAAAGGCTCAAATTTTCTACGAAGAGATTGAGCAAATAACTCAATCTTTAAATCAGAAAGCACAAACAGTGGTAGACAAATATCCGAAGCTGTAATCAGTTATCAGTTATCAGTTATCAGTTGTCATCTGTCAAAAAGTGTGTGATTACTTTATTGGCTTGATTTTCCGAGATTTTTGACAGTCCTGCGATCAGTGTAACCATAGGTAAATCTACAAACTACAAAAAGATAATAAAAAAGTTTGACAAACTACTTGACATACAAACATATACCTGTTATATTGGGTATATACCAACAAACATAAAGGAGTTCAACATGGCTACCATCGACAAAATTGATTCTCAACTTGCTGACTTACGGTCTGAAATAGACTACTTAAAATCTCAAATTGAGATTTTTCAAGCCAAGCTATCCGATCTAGAACACCTTAAAGCGCAAAAAGAAGCGCAAAAAGAAAGAGTTCAAGACAAAACCTCAAAAGTATTGACAGAAGCAGAGTCCCTAAATGTAGAGATTCCTTCAAAAGAAGAATTTAAAAAAGTCTATTATCATATTCCTTATTATCAGGGCGGACTAATCGATCAAGAAATTTGGAAGAGGTTATTGCTGAGGATCAATGTGTAACAAAATCTCGGTTATCTGGGATTAAAAGCAGTCTTTACAAAAAATTTGGGTTACAAGGTACACCTTGTCAAAAAACCATAGCACTTAAAGCTATGTCTGTTATGTATCTTGGCTAGTCTCATCGGGGTTTAAAAATTTTTCTTAACCCCTTGACATACAAACATATCCCTGTTATATTGGTTATATACCAAAACACACAAAGGAGGTTACGATGAAATTTAACAGACAAGCACCTGGTCACTACGTTGCAGTAGCAGAAAAAGTTGAAATCAAAAAAGGTATTGGTGTCGATAAAGATAAATGGTTTTGCTATTTTCCTGATGATAAAGTATCTTACCGCCGTAGCTATGAAGCGGCTAAGGCTTGGTCAGAAAAATATATGAAAAAACTACAGACATACAATGTCACAGTCAATCAAGTTAAGACTGTCAAAAAACAAGCGACCAGTAAAGAACAGTCTTTACAACACAAGTTATCTCGCCACCTAAGTTATGTGGTAGGAGCGGAATCGTTAGGCTGTGTCAATACTGGACGCGCCGCTTGTATAGCGCATTTATCTGTTAACGGAAAATCCTTTTATGTAGTCGGTTTTGAGGGTGCTGTTACCGACACTATTTTCGAGAGAATTATCTTTAAAATTAAAAAAGATTTACAATCTGGTTTATTCCAAGATTGCTATCAGACCGAAGTATGGGGTAGCGTTTCGGTTTTTAAAGGTTTCAAAGAAGCTGAAAAAGCTTATCGTAAAATGGACGACAAAACAAGAAAACAGAATGAGAAAGATCGTCAAGCAATGGCAGAAGCAAAAGCAAAAGCAAAAAAAGGAGACATAGAGGCTATGTTTACACTAGGAGATTATGGAGTTCTTTAATTGTCCCAAATGTCAATCACAGAGAATCTCTAAAAAAGGGTTCTCTGTGTCAGGAAAACAGCGTTATCGCTGTAAAGACTGCAATCATCATTTTACTGGTAATCCAGCAGGAAAACCCTCCCACCCTGATTCAATGACTAACGCCGAAAGATGTCGGCGTTATCGGTTGAAAAAAAACAAAAAAACACTTGACACGAAAACATATACCTGTTATATTGGGTATGTACCAAAAAACCAAAGGAGTTCATCATAGATCGCATTCAAGAAATTCTTTCTTTACTAGAAAAAATTGAAATCGAAAAAGCCATCTTAGACCAAAAAAAAATCTGAGCTAATGGCAGAATATAAACACCACAAGGAACACCACAAGCGAATCGCATACCATAATGTCAACATCCAGCTATTCCGTGTGCAGTGTCAGCTAATTGATTTACGAAAAGCTGACGAAAAATGTTCATTGGTCTATGATGTTTTGCTCGACAAGCGGGCAAAGCTAGATAAACAGCTTGCCGATCTAGATAAACAGTTTGCTAACAGTTAATAAAGTAGTTTAGCCGGCTAATATTAGCCGGCATTAGGAGGGAATCTCATGCAATTTTTAATCGCAGTCCAGGATCATGAAGGCCGTTGGCATAAGAAAGGATTCGTTACCTTTAATCGGCGGTGTATTCCAGATTCTCGCCTAAAAGATTTTTTTCCCCCAAATACTAGAGGGTATGAGAATCTTTTAAAATCTTGTCGGTTTTTGGCGGGAGATAAAGCTGCTCAGTCGGTGGATTGGCAGTATCGATCTTTGATGGTTCGTACTCACAAAATAGATTAAGTCGCGTGTGATTGTTAGCAATTTTACTCAAGACTAAAGATTGTTTGTAATCAGTTATCAGTTATCATCAACTATTTGGGATTAACAAAATGAACCAATTTACAGAAAAACTACCCAATCAAGTCACATTAGAGATGGTAAGCTTACCAGCAGGTAAATTTCTCATGGGTTCTTCTGAAAGCGATGATGAAAAGCCTCAACACCAAGTCAAAGTAAACAGTTTTGCCATTGGCCAATATCCCATTACTCAGGAACAATATCAAAAAGTGATGGGAACCAATCCTTCTTACTTTAAAAATAATCCCCAAAATCCGGTAGAAAAGGTTAGTTGGGACGATGCTCAAGCCTTTTGTAAAAAATTGAGTCAGCTAACAGGGAAAACCTATCGCCTACCCACAGAAACTGAATGGGAATACGCTTGTCGGGCGGGGACAACTACTCGCTATTATTTCGGTGATGATGCTAATCAGTTAGGAGATTACGCTTGGTATGATGGAAATTCTCAAGGGACAACTCATCCTGTGGGACAGAAAAAGCCCAATGGTTGGGGACTCTATGACATGAGTGGCAATGTTTGGGAGTGGTGCGAAGACGATTGGCACGATAACTATATCGGAGCGCCGACGGATGGATCGGCGTGGTTTATCACGAATGATAATCGTTCTCAGTCTCGTAAGTGTCTGCGCGGCGGTTCTTGGAGCAGCAACAACCCTAATGGCTGCCGTTCCGCTTTCCGTCTCTACAACGTCCGCCGCGACTACCGCTACATCTATCTCGGTTTTCGGGTTGTCTGCGACAATTAGCCGAGTAATCAGTTATCAGCAAATTAATAGGAGTAAAAATATGCTACAAAATATAGCAACTTATCGACTAAATTTTCTAAAAATGTCCGAATTAAGAAAATTGGCATCTGAGTATGGACTTCCAAAGCAACGATGGAACCGCTCAATTTTAATCGTTAAACTCAGTAAAATTGTTGACTGGACGACACTACCAAAGCCTAACATAGTTATTGACTATTTTAGCTGATAAAATTCAGTTATGCCCTATAGAAATGAGTTATTAAATTAGTTTATCAGTTATCGGTTGTTAGCAACGAATCAACAGGAGTATCATGCTATCATTTCAAGAGTTTCAATCTGTAGTTACGCAAAAGTTTCCTCATTGTAATTGGATATTTGAGCAACATAAAGTTACTCTTATAGGAGAAGAGTATCTTGCAAACATTACAGACAGTCGAATAATAATTTCCTTTTCTTGCCAGTATCAAAGTTGGTCAGTTGGGTTATTAAGTGAAAACAGGGAATATGTTCAAAGTTGGCAGTACGCACACGCTAAATCTTTTGTTTTGATATGCATTCAAATTGAGCGAAATATTCAACTAAAGTTTTAGTTTTATTAGGATTGTCAATAAATCAACAGGAGTATCATGCTATCATTTCAAAAGTTTCAATCTACAATCAAAGAAAATATTCCCTATTATCTTTGGGAATTTGAGCAAAATCAATCTTCTGACAATAATGGCGAATATCGAGCAAAAATAAAAAATTCCCAGATAGGAGTACGTTATCTTTGTCGATTAAATAAGTTTATCGTTATTTTGCAAAATAATGATAAAGACTATGGCGATCAAACAACTATAGCTACAGACTTAAGGTTTGTTCACGATGCCGTCGTGAGCTATATTCAATTAGAGTTTTAGTGTAATGATTAGATTTTACTGGAATGATAAATTAGTGTCTTATCACGAGACACAAGAGGAAGCTTTTGAACAAGGATTTAAGTATTTACATCAGCATCCTGCGTCGCCTGATTTTAAGCGTATGCCTCATAGACAGTGTTCATTCGTAGACACAACAGAAATCGATTGGTGGAAACATTCAAAAATTCTTTTTGAACGGTTTACTGATTGGATTTGCCATAAGCGGTATTCTGATAATGGAGGCGTACTTATGGACATAAAGCGTATCCTTTCAGAAATAAAAAGAAAAGGGTATTTATCTTTAGACGATATAAATCAACTAATAGAGATTAACCCATACTTCTTAAATAACTTTGCAAGGTGCTATAAATTAACTCCAGAAGAGGTAAAAGTGTTAGCATCTGAAAGAAAAGTAACGTTTAACATGGTTTTTGAGTACATAGAAATTGATTATTCGGCATTAGCGCATTGGTTACGCAAATCAAAAATCACTCCCTAAAACCAATAAAAATAAATTGTTATAATAGCTGTAAGGATAACTTACAGCTATTTTTTAATGATTAACTGGAATCTAGGAAAAGACTTAGCTACTGAAGCTTTTGGGGAAATGGTGTCCGAGTTTGCCCAAGAAATTAATTTTCAGATAGAGGATACTAAATGGAACTGGCCGCGGGAAACCGTGCGTCAAAACGGTAGTGTAGTTGGCTCACCCCGGGACATTGTAGATACAGGTGAGCTAAAAAATAGCCAATTTATTGAAGATGTATCGGATACCTATAAAGTAATCGGTTACACGGCTGATCATGCCGCTCTTGTCCATGAAGGGTATCAAATAGAGCGTAACGATGGGACGGTGACAGATGTTCCCGCCCGACCTTTTATCGACACGGCTATAGAAGACTATAATCCAATTGAGGCTTATAGTGAAATCTTAAAGGAAAAATTAAATGAGTGAATCAGAATTAAGAGATATTTTATTAAGCATTAGAAACAATTTAAAGATACTTATCGGCACTGACTTAGGTAAATACGAAATAACAAGCCCTACAGGGCAAAATTTAAAAGAAATTGATGCTATTTGGGTAGAGCCTCCTGAATTACCCCCTAACTATAAAGTAAAACCTAATAGCGGCATCGAAGCAATTATTCAAAGAGAGCCTAATCCTTATCACGAAAATTTACTAGGATATACCGTAGGCATAAACACCTATTGCATTACCTTAAAACAGTACAATCTAGAGAAATCCCTAACGCCGGTGATTGAAAGACTTAAATCTTCTCGCTACTGGAATTTTCTAGATCAGCCTCGCCTAACCCCCTATACCAAAACTTCTGAGGGGATTATCAGACCAAAAGCGACCTTTAAAATTACTACTGCTAGGCTTTTAGACTTCTAGAGTACACATTTACTAATCTTTTATAGTACAATATAACTAGAAAAGTTTAGTTAGTGATTAGAATGTCCAATCAGATTTTAGAGTTGAATCGGAGTGACAACCTCACCCCTAGCCGTGATACGCGATTTTTTATCTCTAGCCCTTATGGTTTTGGAGAGGAACCTTCCACACGAGTAGCCGATTTAGGTGGTGCAATCGTCTTAGGTGATTCCACTCTTACCGTGGCAACTGGGGGTTTTGGCCGAATTTTATATGCTGGCACTTTAATTTATGTGGGGACTGCCGGTGATTATGTAATTGTCCGAACAAAAACGACAACGCTAACTCAGACAGCAATCCAGATCGAACCTTCCAAAATTGCTGCTGCCCTTGCGACTCCCGCTCAAAAATGCACGATTAAATCCTGGGTTCCTTTTGTGAGTGCCAAGACCTTTAACGTTGACACCTCCTCTACTGAGGTTACTGATTCCGTCTTTGGTGAAAGGGCGGTGGAGAAATTTATCTCCGAAATCATGAGTACTGGGTCGGTATCGGGTCCGCTTGTATTTGGTGATCCTGGATATGAAATCATAAAGGCCGCAGAGCAAAAAGGTGATCGAATTTACCTTGAAATTGTCTATATGGGACAGCGCGGCGGCTTAGGTTTTCAGACAAATGTTAGCCAAAATGTTAGTGGTGAAAAAGGTAATTTCCTACAAGGAAACGTAACTCTAACTATTAGTGGCAATGTGTTTGATATTAAACCGATGGCAACGTCGCCATTCCCTCCTAATGTAGCTGATGACCTCAATTAAAATAGTTAAACTCCTTGTTGATGAAGACCAAGAGGTAATGCTAGTCAATTCTAGAATAATCAATAATTACCTCTGGTTTTCTTTTGGTACGTTTGATCGAGAAATAAGTCAACAAGAAAAGATATTAATTGAACCACCAGACGGAACAAAAAACCAAGAAAGAATACAGGTATCTGTGATCATTGATCCTCTGTGGCTCAATACTGAACAAAGTGCAAAAAGAAATCAAAAGGTAAAAATAAATGGCGAAGTTAAGCATTTTAGGTAAATTGAAGTTTAATGAAACATTCTTTTTCCCTTTAAAAAAAGAATGGATTTTTTACATTGAAGACAATGATGCTTTACTAGAAAAGATAGACACAATTGCTACAGAAGAAAATGGGGAAATTGGGATTAAGTTCTTAAAACGATACGGGATTAATCCAAAGGAAAATGAAACAGTCAAGGAATACTTAGAGGCACGGGAAAAAGCTGACAAAGCTTATCTTGAGAAAATTAAAGCTATCGGGCAAAAAACGGGACTATCCACTGCTGAAATTGAAGGAGTAGTAGTTAACGACGGTTCGATCCGAGAACGAATTGAACAGGTCATGGTTGATGCCCTTGACGGGGTAAAATCTGACAGCGTAGAACAAAAAGTAGAAACCGCCGCTATCGTGCAGCAATCAATTTTAAGCAACCGTAAAAAAACAAGAGAACTAACAAGAGAATCTATAGAACTTGTAGAGCCTTATCTCGATGAATTAAACGCTTTATTTAAGGATCGGGAAACAACCTATGAAACTTACAGTAAAGCCTTGTTAGCTAACTTTCTAGGTAGTCCTCGACGGGTAGTTAAACTTAAAGATAAATCTTCTGTTGATTTCACCATACAAGACATTAATGATATGTCTCAATTTATGGTAGTAAAACTCTATCAAGACTATCTCTGGCAAGACATAACCCAGTGGCAAAACCCAGAAACTAAGAAACTGGAAGAAAAACCAGAATCAGAGCCAGCGGAGGATGACGAAAAAAACGAATAGATGACGCAATTAATGCACGGTTAGAGGCAATCGCTAATCCCATTAATTGGGAAGAAATCTATTACAAATGGTGTGCATGGGGATTATCTATCGAGGAGTGGGAAGATTGGCCAGACTGGTTAATCCTGAAAAAATATTCAGGGATTCAAAAAGTCAAATGTGAAGAAATTAATTCACTATCAGGTACGGTTAGTCAGATTGCTGCCATGGTTCACGCCTACCTAATAGCACAATCTAAAGAAGGTTCTAAGCCACAAAGTCTTAATCCTAGTGATTTTCTGCCTTACCAGTTTAAAGAAAATAAAAAATATTTTCTTGATCAAGAAACCGCTCAAATTCTGTTAGAAGCTATGCAAGCTGGACAAGTGCCAGTCTTCGCCACTCAGATAATAGTCGATTGCGGACTATACGACGAAATAATTCAATTAGTAGGGGAGAAAAGCTAATGTCTTTATCACTTGGTACTTTAGAAATCGGTCTAGGGCTAAATACATCTCAGTATGATGCCGGTATCAAATCGGCTAAAGACCAGCTTTCTTCCCTAGAGCAAAAAGTTATTACTCCCAAGGTCGATCACCGTCCGTTAGATGCCTTGAACCAGCATCTAACGGTTAAAGAGAATCATTATGATAAACTTAATAAAAAGATTATTGCTCCTAATGTCAATCACGTTGCATTAGAAGCATTAAACGAGTATTTAACTGTTACAGAAAAGCGCATCGATGAATTTAATAAGAAAGTCATTAAAGTTCAAGTTGATGACACAGAATTATTGGCACTTCAAAAACAATTAGAA